CTACATCGGAACCGCGAACGAGACCTGCCGGCCGCGCTCGCCGTCGCGGGCGGGAACCAGCACGACACCGACGCAGACGTTCTGGCCGCCGCGGTTCTCGACATGGGCATCGGCCAGCGTGCCGCCATGCTGGTCGGCGATCTGCTGGCCGATGGCGCGGCAGTCCCCCGAGGCGCTTGTGGCGAAACGCGGCGTCTCCAGCGTGAGGCGCGGCGTCAGCGCGAATGCCGCCGGGGCCGTGCAGAGCACGGCGGCGGCCAGCGCGGGGGCGAGGAACCTGTTCATGGCGTCCTATCTAGCGCAGCAGCGCTGAACGCGAAATGAACAATCGAAAGAGATGCGTGAACGCGGCGCAGAGCCCTCTTTGGAAATGCGTCAGGGCGAGTCGAAAATGGTGATTTTCGAGCACCGGAGCGCAGAAAAGCGCCATTTGCAGACCGCCCTCACGCAATTTCCAACGGGCTCTCAGCCGATGCGCCGCGTGGCGTTCAGCCGCCCGAGGATGGCGACCACGCCGAGGACCGCGGTCAGCGCCTGCACGATCGCCTCGGCAAGCGCGCCGCCGTCCACGACCGCGACAGGCAGCCCCGCCATGCCGGCCACGGCGAGCAGCACGGTGACCAGCGAGGCCCAGATCGTGCGCGACAGGTACCAGGGTTTTGCGTCATCCATCGAAATTCTCCTTCTGTGCGATTGCTTCAGGAAACCGGGAAACTTGTGGTCGCGGGGTCGCCGGCGCCGGCGGCGACGCTCACCTGCCGCACGGTCACGGTGGCCGTGGCCGGTGCAGGAAAATCGCCCGCGATCGAGACCGCGGGATAAATCCACCCCGCCGATGAAAGAGTCAGCGACCGCACCGGCGTGCCGCCGTTGCTGACAACCAGCTCGTAGCGCTCGCTCTCCTCCCCGAGCGGCACGTCGCTGGCCAGGCCCCGGTCGGCATCGAGGCGTCCCCGCCTCGTCCAGCGGATCGCGCGGTCGCCGCCCGGCTGCCGCGCGGCGACAAGGTGCGCGGGCGGCAGCGGCCGCCGCGCGCGCAGTCCGCCGATGGCCGCGCCCTGCCAGAAGGTCGGCCCGGCGAAATCGTGGCCGACCGGCCCGATGCGCCAGTTCCGCGTCAGTCCGATTTCGTCCGCCGAGAGCCCGGCGGGCACCACCGCCGCATCCAGCAGCACGAAATCGGCGCCCTCGGCCGCTCCCGCAAGCATCGCCAGCCGCGTGCCGCACTGGCCGCGCAGCAGGCGCGAGAGCACCCAGCGTCCCGGCTCGATCTCCTCGGCCTGGCCGAACTGCAGCACCTCCCAGTCGCCGTTCGCGGCACGCACCGCCGCGCGGTTCGCACCGGCCAGCATCTGGAGGTCCGGCACCGAGGCGAGCGCGCCGCTCCACAAATCGACGGTCAGCGCCCCGGCCTTGTCCAGCCGGCCCTCGAAGCCCGGCCCCAGCGCCTCGTAGAGACGGCCGACCGTCGCCTCCAGCCGCACCACCGCGCGCTGCGTGAAGCCGGACGTCGACGGCGAGGCATAGGTCGCGTGCGCCATCCACGGCTTCGCCCGCAGAGCCACGCGAAGCTGCTCGTGCGGCTCGGCGTCGCCGATCACCGGCAGGTCGAGCAGATGCGCCAGCGGCGGCCCCGCCCTGGTCGCGCGGATGGGACGCAGCTCGCCGAGGCCGCCGGCCCACGCGGCGGGCCGGCCGGCGGCCAGCCGCCGCGCCGCCACCGTTCGGCTGATGGCGCCCTCGACATCGGTCACCAGATAGGTCCCTGACGCCGCCTCGCCGGCAAGACGCACCAGCGTTCCCGGGGCCACATCGATGCGGCTCTGGTCGATGGCGAAGCGCAGCTGCTCGCGCGCCGCCGCCTTGCGCCTGGCCCAGTCTTCGAGCAGCGACTTGGCCAATCCGGTGTCGAGCACGCCCGGAAAGCCGATACGCCGGATTCCGCCGCCGCCCGTCTCGTCCACGATCGCGCGCGCCGTCGCCTGCTGGTAGTCGCGCATCGGATCGTGGAACGACAGCGCCGCCTCGGCCGGCAGCTCCAGCTCGGCGGCGCGGATGCGCGTCACCACCGCGTCGCCGCCGTCCGGCACGACCAGTTCGTCCATCGCGGCGGGCACCAAGCCCGAGGCCCCCTCGTCCGCGAACACCAGCCGGTCGCCCGCTTCGGCGACCGTCAGCCCGAACAGGTCGGCCAGCGGCTCCAGCGCGCCGCGCGCCGTCGTCGCCTCGGAAAGCACGTAGCCCGGCACGGTGCCGCCGGCGCCGCCGGTGTCGGCCGCCGGCAGGCCATGGTCGGCCAGGATCGCATTGACCACGTCGCCCACCGGCGCGCCCTCGATGCGGCCGTTCAGCCAGTGGCCGGCGATCCAGTTCGCGCCGTCGCCCCACACGTCGCTGCGGTTCGGAAAGGCCGGGAACGGCCGGGCGTCCCACGCCCAGAAATAGATGCGGTCGGGATCGACCATGCGCCCGCCATAGACGCCGGAGACCGGGTTCCCTGCCGGGTCGAAGCCCGGCGCCTGCCCGTCCCAGTGGTCGACATGGGCCAGGCCGAAGGCGAAGGCCGCCGCGTCGGAGCGCCCGCCCGCCGAGAAATGCGGCACGGCGCTCTCCGAGGACTTGGCGTCCGGGAAGACGTTCGGCTGGTTCGGACCCTTGTCGACGGCGGGGCAGCCCAATTCCGTCAGCCACAGCGGCTTGCCGCCCGGCACCCACGCCGTCGGCGTCGCCGCTTCGATACCGCCCGGCCGGTCGAAATGCTGGTTGCCCCACCAGCCGGCCAGATCCTTGTAGCGGTACACCCAGTGCTTGCCATGCGCGCCGTCGGCGATCGGGCTGCGGATACGCGCGGCGCGGTCGCCGTCGCCGGCATAGTACCAGTCGAAGCCCTCCCCGCCCGCTATGCCCGCGCCGAGCGCTGCCGCGTCATGCGGGCCCCGCGCCCCGTCCGGGCTCTCGCCCAGTGCGTCGCCGTCCCGCCAGTCGGCCAGCGGCATGTAGTTGTCGATGCCGACCGCGTCGATGTCGGGATGCGCCCACAGCGGGTCGAGGTGGAACAGCACGTCGCCGCTGCCGTCCGCCGGCTGGTGACCGAAATACTCGCTCCAGTCCGCCGCGTAGGTGATCTTGCATCCGCCGCCCAGGGTGGTCCGCACCTCGGCGGCCAGGTCGCAGAGCTGCTCGACGAACGGGAACGCCCCGGCCTCGTCGCGCAGCGTCGTCAGCCCGCGCAGCTCCGAGCCGATGACGAAGGCGTCGACGCCGCCGGCCATCGCCGCCAGCTTCGCGTAATGCAGCACGAGGCGGCGGTAGCCCCAGTCGCTGCCGGCGAACGCCACGGTGCCGTCGCCCGCGGCAAAATCCGCCGCCGTCGCCGCGCCGCTGAAGGCGTCCACCTGCGCGCGCGCCGCCGCCGTCCTGTCGGCCGTGCCCTCGACCTGCGGTCCCGGCCAGCAGGTGATGCGCCCGCGCCAGGGATAGGCCGGGGCGCCCGACAGGCCCGTATGCGGGTCGGGCAGGAAATTGCTCGCCGCGATGTCCATCATCACGAACGGATACAGCGTCACCGCCAGCCCGCGCGCCGTGATCTCGGCGATCGCGTCGAGCACGCTGCGGTCGGACGGGGTGCCGCCGAAGGCCGGGTTTCCGCCATGCGTCGACACGACCGCCGCCTCGTCGCGGCCGATGCCCGACACCGTCCATGCCTGCGAGATGCCCTCCCCGTCGCTGCCGACCACCTTCGGCCGCACCGTGCAGTCGCCCGCGCGCAGGTCGTTGCCGAACCAGCTCACCACCAGCGCCACGCGCTCGACATTCGGGCACAGGGCCTGCAGCTCGTCCAGCGAGGCGCGCAGGTCCGAGCTTGCGTGCAGCACGTGCCGGTTCTCGGCAACGGTCTCGCCCGGCGTGACCTCGCGGGTCACCACGTCCGGCGACAAGCCGTATTCGGTCGAGCCCGGCAGCAGCGCCACCGCGCGGATGCGCGGGTTGAGCGCGCCGACCGGGCGCATCACCTCGAACTGGAACTGCGGGATGCGGTTGCCGTAATCGCCGATCGGGAAGCGCTCGAACACGACATAGGCGGTGCCGCGATAGGCCGGTGCGTTGCCGCTCCCCTGCAGCGCCTCGATCAGCGGATCGGCGGGCTGCCCCGCCCCGCCCTTGTGGACGCGCATCTCCACCTGGCCGAGATCGAGCTCGCGCCCGTCGGCCCAGACCCGCCGCACGCCCGCGACCGGCCCCTCGCACAGGGCAAACGCGACATTCGCATAATAGCTGTAGGTGGTCGTGCGCGGCCCGCCCTTGGCGCCCTGCCGTTCGGTGCGTGCCTCCTCCTCGAAGCGCGTCGCCCAGATCAGCAGGCCGCCGAGCCGCGCGGCGCCGTAGAGCCGCGGCAGCGGCGCGCCCTCCTCCGCCGAGATCGGCCGCGCGCCCGAGAGCCGCGGCCCTTCCTCGTGCCTGGTGCTGTCGATGATCGCGCGGTCGATCGTGTAGCCGATCAGGGCGCCGGCGGCGGACCCCAGGGCAGCACCCACCGGCCCGAGCAGGCCGCCGGCGAGCAGGCCCGCCGTCTGCAGAACGATCGTCGCCATCGGCTCACCGCAGGTTTTCGGGATCGGGGAAGGCGAAAACGCCGGCGATGCGCCGGCGCCATTGCGGCACCAGGGCCGAGATGGTCACCGCATGGCCCTCATAGGCGTGGATGAAGCGCTCCGCGTCGACGGCGATGCCGGCATGCTTGGCCGCCATGTGCGGCCGCCAGCGGAACAGGATCACGTCGCCGGCCGAAGGCACCGGCACGGGACGCTCCATCATATGCCGCCGTGCCGCCTCCAGCATCGCGTCGCCGCCGGCCTCCGCCCAGTCCGGCAGATAGGGTCCAAAACTCTCCGGCTCCGGCCCTATCAGGGCGCGCCAGACGCCGCGCACCAGGCCCAGGCAGTCGCAGCCCACGCCCTTGCGCGAGGCCTGGTGCCGGTAGGGCGTGCCGATCCAGCTCGCCGCCTCCACGACGACCAGCCCCGCAGAAAGCGTCCGCATCACGGCACCAGCGGCGAGCCGTCGAACTCGCCGTCCTGGTTGACGTAGGCGTAGGCCGAGTCGTTGCCCGGCAGGTGCGGAAAGCCACGGAAATTCAATGAATTGGCGAATTTCGCCTTGCACGTCGCAAAGCTCTTGTCGCAGCCTGCGAAGATGTCGAAGGTATCGCCCGGTTCCGGCTGGAAGGCGGTTCCCGGCCAGTAGGCGAGCGCCGTGCCTGCAGCCGCCCGGCGCGACGCCGCCACCCGCTCGCTGCGGCCGGCTTTGGCCCCGCCGGTCCAGGCGATGGTCCCTCCCGAGAACCAGCCATCCGCGTAGCCGTCCAGCCCCGAGGCGACGATCCCGTCCGGGCCGTCCAGCGCCGTGACCGTTCCGCTGCCCTTGTAGGTCGGCTGGTCGAGATCGACGCCGCAGCGCCCGTCCCCCAGCCGCGTGTCGCAATGGCGGGCCAGATGCCGCCCATGCACCGTGTCGAGGCCGCGGCCGAGGCTCTCCAGCTCCGCGACGAACGCGCCGTCGCGCCGGGTCACCCTGGCGATCGTCGCCTTGCCCAGCACCGCGAACTGCGCCGGCTCCGCCCAGTTGACGAGCAGCGTCTCCACGGTCGCGCCGTCATAGCGCCCGTCGAGTATGTCGGCTTCCGTGATCGCGTCTGCCGAAAGCGCGCCGGCGACCTCCATGGTCGCCACACCCATGCCCTCGGCGCGCCGCGCCTCGCTCGCGGCCATGCCGCTGTCGGGGGCGAAGTCGGCGCCGTCCACCGTCAGCGTTCTATCATGGTCGGTGAAGCCCATCACCGTCGCGTCGGCCAGCCTCACGCGCCAGCAATGGCACAGCGTCGTCACCGTGCCGGCGAGATGGTCGGCGAATGTCGTCATGGTTCGATCTCCACCAGCGGCACGGTCGGGATCTGCCCGGCGCGGAAGGCCGAGACGCTGGTCGACAGATGATCCGTGTCGAAGCGCACCGGCACGTCGAACTCGAAGCCAGCCTGCACCGCGGCGCCCGGTGCCGGCACATTGCCGCCGGTGAAGGTCACGATGCCCGTCGCATGGTCGACGCCGAAATGCGTGCCGCTCGTCTTCGCCACGCCGTCCACGGCGACGAGCACGGTCCCGCTCACCGGCTTCCGTATCGGCCGCACATAGGCGTCGCCGCCTTCGCCATAGGTCTTGCGCAGCTGGAACGTCGCCGTCGCGCCGTCGCCCGCGCCGATGAGCTGGTCCGACGCCGTGACCGCCTCGCCCGGCCGGCGCGAATTCATGTCGAACGGGTCGCGGAAGCGGAAGCCGTGCAGGCTGCCCCGCCGCGCCTCGAAGAAGGCGACGATGTCGTAGAGGTCGGCCAGCGAGCGAACGCCCGTCCCCGCGTCGTAGCGCCGGCGCGAGCCGGCGAAGCGCTGGTTGCGCTTCTCGCGGCCCGAGGTGAGCAGGACGATCTCGTTGCGCCGCTCCGGCCCGCCGGTCGCGCCGAAGGCGACGTCGACCGGAAAGCGCACGTCATGAAAACTTGCCGGCATCCCCGCCTCACATGGTCCTGGCGCCGCGGCGCACCGCGCGCGCTAGCATGCCGGTGATCTGCGCCTCCGACTTGCGGAAGGAGGCGGCGTCGGGCGTCGTCACGTTGAACACGACGTTCACCGCCTGCCCGCCGCTGCGGGAGGCGACGCCGAGCCGCCCGTCGCTGCCGCGCGCCAGCGGCAGGATCGCCTCCGGCCCCGCCTCGCCGGCAAGCCCGGTGCCGCCCTGCATCGGAAAGAAGGTCGGCGCGGCGACCACGCCGCCCTGCGCGAATGGCACGACGCCGCCTTTGGCGAACGGCGTGATGGCGCCGAACAGCCCGGAAAACACGCCGTTGAGCAGGCCGCCGAGCGGCTTCAGCCCCTGGCTCAGCGCCATGCCTGCGAGGTTCAGCGCCAGCCGGCGCAGCACGTCGTCAAGCGCCTTGCCGCCCACCGTCGCGCTGCGCAGCGCCGAAGTGAGCTGCGTGCCGAAGCTCGCCGACAGCGCCTTGAGATTCTCCAGCGAGGCCTCGATCGCGCTGGTGTCGGCCTTGACCTCCACGGTCACGGGTTCGGCCATGCGGTGCTCCTTTCAGTTTGCCGTTTGCATCGCCCAGACCCCCTCCACCGCCTTCGGCGGTCCCCCTCCCCCCGTAAACGGGGGAGGATCCAGGTCGCGGCCGGCCGCAACGGTGGGTCCTCCTCTGCGAAGCGGGGGAGGGGGACCACGCGTAGCGTGGTGGAGGGGGTGTTTTCCGTGGCGACCGCTCCCCTCAGTCGGGAAAGCGCGCCATCAGCGCGGCGAGCGCGGCGCGGCCCGGAGCCTGCGCGCGGCCGCCGTCGAAGACGCGCCAGGCCGCCGCCAGTTCCGCCGGCGTCGCCGCCCAGAAATCGTCGGGTGCCAGCCGCAGCCGCCCCAGCCCGAAGGCCATCGCCGCCTCCCACGGGAAGCCGGCGGCCTGCGGGGTGGCTGCGGCGCTCAAGGGTTTTGCGGAACGGGCTCCGCCGTCGCGCCGCCGAACGTCGCCGTCAGCAGCTCCGCGACGATCGCCGCAAACCCCGCCGCACCGTCGTCGTGATGCATGGCGAGCACCGCCTCGTCGGCGACTTCCGCCCCGCCGCCGCGAAGACCCGCGCCGATCAGCTTCGCCATGTCGCCGGCCGACAGCCGTCCGGTCGCGAAGCGCTCGACCAGCGCGTTCAGGTCCTGCGCCGCGAACGCGCTCTCCAGCTCCGCCAGCGCGCCCAGCGTCAGCCGCAGCCGCCAGTCGCGGCCGTCCAGCTTCGCGACGACCTCGCCGCGCCTTCTGTTGGCGTGCATCACGCCCCCGCGAACGAAATCTGGCCGGCCGATTCCAGCGCGATCTCGAAGGCGACCTCGCCGTCGTGATTGCCGGAATATTCGAGCGCCGTGACCTGGAACGGTCCTTCGACCACGCCGAAATCGGGAATCGCCATCTGCCAGTCGACGATCGCCCCGTCGAAGAAGCGGCCGCGGATCAGCCCGTCCGAAGCGGCGTCCTTGAAGATGCCGGATCCGGCGAGAGAGGCGCGCCGCACGCCGCCGCCCTCCAGCAGCTCGCGCCAGCGCCCGGCCGAATCCGCATCGGTCACGTCGACCGTCTCGCTGTTGAAGGCGAGCCGTTTCGTCCTGAGCCCGGCCACCGTGGTGAAGCTGCCCAGCCCGTTGGAATCGAGCTTGAGCAGCAGGTCCTTGCCCTTCTGCGCGACCATCCAGGTCTCCTTGTGAATGGGATGAAGAAGCCGCGTTGCGCGGCAAGAACTCGCGCGTCATCCTCGGGCCTGTCCCGAGGATCTGCGAACTCTCAGACTGTCGTGGATTCTCGGCACAAGGCCGAGAATGACGGCGCTATTGCCTGCAAACCGTCCTCACGGATTTGCCTCCGTCACTGCCCTGAACCGCAGCATGCCGTGATGCACCGACAAATCCTCGTCGAACACCACGTCGGAGAACTCCAGCCTCAGATTCACCAGGCTGTGGCTTTCCAGCGTCAGCCCGGCGTCGTGGAGCCGCGTCGCCACGGCGTCCATCAGCTCGTGCGCTTCCTTCTTGCCCTTGCCCTTCGACCACACGTGCAGCGTCAGCAGCTGCTCGGTGCCGCTCTCCGTGCCGGTGCCCCAGTCGTAGACGCTGGTGCGCCCGAAGGTGACGTACGGAAACGGCACGCTGGCCGGCGTCTGGTCGTAGACACGCACGCCGCCGAGCAGCGTCGTCAGCGCCGCGTCGCCGGCAAGCGCGGCGTGGATCGCCTTCTGCAGTTCAGCGACGGGGCTGCCCATCGGGCTCCTCCCTGGAAGGTCGCTCCGGCCGCTCCGGCGGTCGCGGATGCCCGGCCCGAATCGTCGCGATCTCCTCGGCCGCAGAGTGTGCCTGCCCGCGCAGCGCGCGCAACAGGCCATCGAGGGTCAGTCGCATCGTAACGTTCATCGGCCGACCTCGCGCGTGCGGCAGACCAGATAGCGTCCGCTCTCGTCGGGATCGTGTGCGGTCAATATGTCCCAGGCGCGTTCGCCGCGCATGAAACGCATGCCGCCCGCCACGTCGGCGCGGAAGCGCAGCGTCACGCGATGCGTCGTCTCCTCCAGCGTCTGGCCGGCGCCGAAGCGCATCGCCGCCGACACCGGCTCGACGCGCGCGAACACCGTCGCCACCTCGCTCCAGCTTTCGGCGTGCCCGCCCATGCCGTCGGCGGTCAGGCTCGCCTGCTGCAGCGACAGCTCGGTGCGGAACGCGCCGGGATCGACGAACTGCGCCCTCACGACAGCCTCCGCGGAACATAGGCCGACACCAGCCGCCTGTAGCTGTCGGGCACAGAGACCGGCTGGTCGGCGGCGCCGAAGCCGGCGCGGAACTCGTACCAGTGCGCCACCAGCGTCAGCACCGCGCGCTTCAGCAGGTCGGGCACGTCGGCGCCGGCCTCGCCATGGCCGGCGACGAAATCCACCTCGATGCCGTTCATGACCCGCAGGTCAGGCGGCCGCTGCGAAAAATGCAGCCGCGCCGGCGTCGACAGCGTGTCGAGCTGATAGCCGGCCGGATCGACCACGGAGGCCTCGCCATCGGCCCCGTAGACGGTGACCGACAGCACCTCCTTCACCGGGCCGCGGCGCAGGTGCAGCATGTCCGAGGCCGGCAGATCGTCCACCGCCAGCCGCCAGCCCTGGTCGATCATGGCGACTCCGGTCGTGCTCTCGACCTCCTCGCGCGCGGCGCGGATCAGCGCGGCGATCAGCTCGTCCTCGCTGTCGTGGTCGAGCTTCAGGTTGGCCTTGGCCTCGGCGAGCGTCACCGGCTCGGCACCCGGGCCGGACGTGCGGAACAGCGTCATGCTTCCTCGCTGATGCATGAAAGAAAGGGCGGGCGGCCCCGGGGCGGGAGGAGAGGGAAGACCCGGAGCCGCCCTGGCGCGGCGCGCGAGGGGTGTGCGCGCCGCGATCGGCAGCGCTCAATCGGGATCAATCACCAAATTTGAGGAGCTTGATCGCGTCGAAGTCCTGCACGCCGCCGCCGACGCGCTTGGTCGTGTAGAACAGCACGAAGGGCTTGGCGGAATACGGGTCGCGCAGCACGCGCACGCCGGTGCGGTCGACCACGAGGTAGCCGCGCTGGAAGTCGCCGAAGGCGATCGGCGTGGCGTCGGCGGCGATGTCGGGCATGTCCTCGGCCTCGACCACCGGGAAGCCGGCGAGCATGGCGCGCGCGCCGGGCGCGGCCGGCGGCATCCAGATGTAGTTGCCGTCGTCGTCCTTGAGCTTCCTGACCGCCGCCTGCGTCTTGCGGTTCATCACGAAGCTGGCGTTCTGGCGATAGCCCGCCTTCAGCGCGTAGATCAGGTCGATCAGGATGTCCGACGGATCGGACGCAGGGAACGCCGCGTCGACGCCGGTCTTGATGAAGCCGATCTTCTCCCACGCCCAGGAGCTCTCGGCCACCTGGTCGTAGTCGAGGAAGCCGCGCGGCTTGTTGGTGCCGTCGCCGTCGACGAAGGCCGCGCCCTCCTGCCCGGCGAAGGCCGTCTCGATCTCGGCGGCGATCCACGAGTCGAGATCGACCACCGAATCCTCGAGCAGCGAGGGCGTCGCGGCGGGCATGGCGTAGAGCTCGGCCGTCGGGAAGGCGAGTTCGTCCAGCGTCGGCGTGCTGGTCTTGGTGCGGGCCGCCGTCTCGCCGACCCAGCCGACCGCGAAGCCGCTCACCGCGAAGGGCTTCTTCAGCACCGCGGTCGAGACCTGCCGCACCGTCGCGATTCCGCGGATGGGCGAGATCGCCGCCAGGCGCCGGCCGATCTCGCGCTCGATCTCGTCGGGCACCAGATAGCCGCCGTCGGCCGGCGTGCCGTAGCTCATGTCCTTGGCTTCGAGCGCGCGCATGCCGCGCTCGTCGCCGCTGCGCAGATAGGCGTGGAAGGCCTCCTTGTGCTCGGCAGCGACGGCGCTGCCGCTCTGCTCGCGCTCCAGCGCCGGCCGGGCGCGCTTCAGCGCCAGCCGGTCCATCGCCTTCTTCTGCTCGTCGAGCGCCTTGCCGATGCGGTCGACCTTCTCGACCGTCAGCACGTCGGCGCCGCCGGCCTTGCCCTCGATCTGCGCGATGCGCTCGTCGTTCGCCTCGCGGAAGGCCGCGAAGCTGCCCATGAATTCCTCGAAGGCGCCCTTCAGCTCGTCCCCCGACTTCACTTCGGGCGACTTCACCTCCGGCGCGCCGGATACTGCATCCTTCATCTGATCCCGTTCCTTTCGTTGATCATCCTGGTTGCGCGGCGGATCGTGGCGACGAGCGCGGCCGCCGCGCGCCCATCCCTTGGAAAATCCGCCGGGGCGGCCTTCACCGCGGCCACCCGCGCCTCGGGCAGCATCGGGAAGGTCACGATCGAGATCTCCCACAGATCGACCTCGGCGATGCGCCGCACGCCGGTCTTGGCGTCGGTCCTGGCCCGCACGGTGCGGAAGCCGATCGACAGCCCGTCGAGCGCGCCCTGCCGCATCAGCGCGTGCACCTCGCGGCCGCGCGCCACCTGAAGCGACAGCCGGCCCTTCACCCGCAGGCCGCGTGTATCCTCGGCGATCTCGGTCCAGCTGCCGATCGGCTCGGCCGGGTCGTGCTGGAACAGCATGCGGATGCCGCCGGCTCCGCGCTTCGACAGCGACGCCGCGAAGGCGCCGGGTTCCACCATGTCGCGGCCGAGATCGACCTTGCCGAACAGGCTGGCATAGCCCTCGAAGCTGCCGTCGGCCTCGACGTCGGCCAGCTCCACGCGTGCGAACTTGCGCTCGTCCGGCGCCGAAAGGCGCGTCCGCTCCATGTCCATCTCCATGTCTCGAAAAGCCGGCCGCGCCGGCGTCAGCTCATCTCGCCCGGCGCGCCATCGCCCGCAGCACGAAGCCGATCGCCCACCAGGCGAACAAGCTCGCCGCCGCCGATCCCATCAGCATCAGCTCGGCGGCGCTCAGCGCGCCGGCAATGCCCAGTTCCTTGGCGACCTTCAGCCCGACCGTGCCGCCGAACACCAGCCCGCAGGCCGCGCCGACGGCAAACCGTATTGCCGCCTCGCGCCGGCCCGACGGCAGCACGTAGGCGAGCGAGATCGCGGACCCCGCCACGGCGCCGGCGCCCTTGGCCAGCCACAGCCAGGCGGTTTCCGGTTCGGTCATCTTCTCGTTCCTCGAAGAGGCAGTCGGCAATCGGCAGTAGGCAGTCGGTACGCAATCCCGACTGCCGACTGCCTACTGCCGACTGCCGTACCCCACCGCTTCCCGCTTCTCGTCCTCGCTCAGGAACCCCGCCTCGCCGACGCGCTTCCAAAGCTGGTCGCGCTCGGCCGCGAGCCCCTCGATCTGGTCGGTGTCGAAATCGAGCGCCAGGTCCTCGCCGAACACCGGCGCCAGCCAGGCGGACAGTTCGCCCGCTACGCGCGCCGCCAGCGGCAGAACGGTCAGCCGCCAGAAGGCGCGGTTGGCCTCCTGGTAGTTCGAATAGGTGTTGTCGCCGGGTATGCCGAGCATCATCGGCGGCACGCCGAAGGCGAGCGCGATGTCGCGGCTCGCCGCATTGCGCGCCTCGACGAAGTCCATGTCCTTGGGCGTCAGCCCCATCGCCTTCCAGTCGAGCCCGCCTTCCAGCAGCAGCGGCCGCCCTGCCCTCGCCGCCCCGGTGTAGCCCTCCTCCAGCTCGGTCTTCAGCCGCGAGAACTGCTCCTCCGTCAGGTTCGAGCCGTCCTTCGGCGCATAGATCAGCGCGCCGGAAGGCCGCGCCGAATTGTCGAGCAGCGCCTTGTTCCAGCGCGCCGCCGCGTGGTGCAGGTCGAGCGCCGTCAGCGCCGCCTCCAGCGGCGCGAAGCCGTAATGGTCGTCGAGCGGATGGAACATGCGGATATGCAGCGCGCCCCGTTCGTCCTCGCCGCGCAACGCGATACGCCGCTTCGTCCGCTCGGTGCCGTAATCGAGCGCTACCGGCCACCCGGCGGCGTCGCTGGCGATCGTCACGCGGTCCGGCCGCAGCAGGTGCAGCTCGCGCGCGTCCCCGCCTGCCTCCACCAGCTCGACATAGGCATTGCCGGAGATCAGCAGCTGCCCGTAGAGCGCCTCCATGAAGCTGCCGCCGGCCTGCCGCTGGTTCGGCCGCGCCAGCAGGTCGAGCAGCGGATGCTTCGTCAGCTCGCTCCTTCCCTCGCGCAGCAGCCACTTCACGGCGCCGGCACTTTCCGCGATCAGCCTGATCGAGCGATGCGCCACCGGATTGCGCATGAAGCCCTCGCGGGCCAGCGATCCGTAGTCGCGCCGGCTCCATGCCGCCTCGCCCTGCAGGTGCAGCGCCACGAAGCCCGGCGCCGCCTTGCGTTCGGGCACGGATGATCGTCCCGGGCGCACCCAGGGCCAGTTCCAGACCATTTCGGCTTCCTTCAGCGAAGATCGCGAATGCGCGGGCTGCCCGCCCGCTTCAGCATCAGTTCCGTCAGCGCCCAGACCAGCGCGTCGACACGGTCCGGCGAGCGTCCGGCCGACAGCCCGTCCGGCCCGAAGTCGCACATCTCGTCTTCCAGCGCCGGCATCCTTGCCGCGTGCCGCACCCGGCCCTGCTCGTAGAGCGCCGCCACCGGCTCGGCCCGCAGCCATTTTCCGCGCGTCGCCCGCACGGCCGCCACCGGCACGGTCGCATCGACCGAGCGGATCACCTCCGCCACCATGTCGCCGCCCTGGTTCACCTCGGCCACGATCCGGTCGGCCTCCCAGCGATGGTAGAGCCCCACCGCGCGTGCCGCCCACAGCGACGGCGCCGCCGCCTCGATCGTGCCGTCCTCCAGCACCACGCCCAGCCCGTCGCGCGTCAGCCCCGCCACCACGATGCCGCACGCCGTCGAGCTCCTGCGCCCCGTCGCCGGCGGATCGACCGCCACGACGATCCGGGCAAGTGCATCACGCTCTACCTTCACCGTCGCCTCGAGCCCCGTGCGCTTCCACAGCGCGTCGGCACGGTCCTCGACCAGCTCGCCCTCCAGCTCCTGCCGGCCGAGCCGCGTGCCGCCGTAGCGTTTCTCGATCGCCGCCAGGAACCCCGGCGCCAGATTGCGCGCATTCTCGCCCGTCGCCATGCGCGTCAGGTGAAACGCCGGGTCGGCCATCATCCGTTTCAGCAGCACCACCGGCCTCGGCGTGGTCGTCACGAGCAACTGCGGCCGCCGCCCCAGCCTCAGGCCGAACTGCAGCATGTCCCAGGTGGCCTCCAGATTCTTCCACTTGCTGAGCTCGTCGCACCAGGCGGCGTCGAACTGCGGCCCGCGCAGGCTCTCGGGGTCTTCCGAGGAGAACATCCGCGCCACCGCGCCGGTCGCCTCCCAGACCAGCCGGCGCCGTGACGGCTCGAAGCGTGGCGGCGTGCCGCGCGCGACCGTGCGGATGCCTGAAGGTCCCTCGATCATCACCTCGCGCACGTCGGCCAGCGTCTCGCCCACCAGGGCGATAGCGCCGTAGCGGCCGACCCCGTCGGGGCAGAAAGGCGGCAGGCCGCGTGCCAGGCCGTTCACCCATTCAGCGCCCAGCCGTGTCTTGCCCGCACCGCGCCCGCCGACAACGAGCCAGCCGTCCGGCGCGCCCGCTTCCAGCTTCCACAA